GCATATTACCGCTAACCATTACAGTACCCGCAGCAGCAGGAAGGGTAGCCGTATTCGTACCCGCTACGCTTGGGGCAGCTAGGGTAATTGCCCCGCTTGTATCGCCTGAAATTACGATTGAACTCATTGTTTATCCTTAAAGTATTACCCAACGACTCCCTGATGGGACGGTTACCGTAACTCCACTATTAATTGTCATAGGCCCTACAGTCAAAGCACTATAACCTGATGGAAGATTATATGAAGTGCTAACTGTAGTAGCGTTGGCAATCAATCCAGCAATACTTAGACCCCCCGATGTAGGGGTAATCTTATCTGCCGTTTGGTCAAGGTTCATTGACATTTAGCAGTCCTCAGCACCTTTATACTGCTCAAAAGTCTTTAATACGCCATAAATTGCAGGGATAATATCGCCTTTGATGTCCTCAACAGCGATGTAATGAGCGTGCTCAAGTACGGTTGCCATATTGCCTTCTCTGGCGGCTTGGTCGTAATGAATTGCCACTTGCACTTGGATATTGTCTTTTGTGCCAAAAAAGTTGGTAATTCTAGCGTAGGCTTGAGGAGCTGGTACGCCAAACTGGGTTGATGCTAAATTTAATTGTAATGCCATTCTGTAACTCCTTGATTAATAAGTCATTTCTGTTGTTTCTACCTTGCAGACCCAGCGAATAGTCGTAGAAGCCTGACCCGTTACTGTTACCGCCAAACCACCGTTGGTTGTATCTGCTGACACTGCGATTGCCCAAGTAGATGCTCCTGAGTCTTGAGCTACTACAGTATAAATTGGTGAGCTAACAATAGCTGTTGTTGATGCACTAGCGCCTCGTTTAATTGCGCACTCAAATGTCCAAGCCGATGTATTTCCACCGCCAGTAACACCCGCAATTATACGACCCTTAATATAATAAGCAGAGTTATTAGGTAGGATTACTTGGTTTGTTGTTCCTGCGGAGTTAGGGTCACTTGCAAGGACTGTAGGAGTTGCATCTGTTGTTTGGCGAGCAAGAAGCAATAATCCAGCTTGAGTTAAACCTACTGCTGATGCAATACCACCATCTTGTGCAGCAAAAACAGTATTTCCATTAATGCTTCTAGTAGTTGCTTGCCTTCCAAAAGATGAAGTATAACGGGCATTAGATATATTTTGAAAACCACCGCCAATAAATGAACCTTGACCCGATGATGCATTTCCAACACCACCAGCAACAACAGAAGCTGCTCCACTTGCAGTATTTGGATACACAGTTCCATCACCAATCCAACCACCACCACCAACAAAAGCACTTAATCCACTAGCTGTATTTTGCCTGCCACCACCAACAAAACTCCAATCCCCTGATGCCACATTCCTATTAGCCGCAGTACCAGCATCACCACCACCACCGATAAAGGAATAACTACCAGTAGCTTGGTTATTTCCTCCTCCTACTACTACTCCATGAGGGGTTAAAAATACTAAGGTAGGAGTTCCTGTAGCTGTTGCGTTTTGACTTAAAGTTAAAGAAGTGCCAGAAATAGCCGCTACATAATTATTTTCGCTAATGCCTGTGCCGTTGATTAATTGTCCAACTTTAATTGCGGCATTTGGAGCTGATAAAGTTACTGCTGTAGAACCTGATGTTACTGCTGTAGTAGCTTGAGAAGTTACAATTGTTCCACTTGTTCCAGAGTTAAGTGTTCCACCACCAATAAAGTTATATCTTCCACTTCCAGTATTTGTATTGCCACCAACGACTACGCTATATGCACCATTAGAGCCAATAGTATGTGCGTTACCAGCACCAATAAAAGCAGAATTTCCAGCGTTTGTGCCATTTACACCAGCTACAATAGTAGAACCATAAGCAGAAGAATTGTTGTTATATCCTGTACCAACAAAAGACTGTTGTCCGCTTGCAGTATTGTTTTGCTCACCGCCACATATTACAGAGCCTAAACCACTAGCTACCTGTGTAGCAGATGTTCTTTTTGTCTGCCAATCAACAGCATTAGCACCCCTAGCATTACCACCTACTGTAGATGATGTAGTAGCTTGTGCTTGTAGTGCGCCTGTTCCTGCTGGAGAAACATAAAGAGAACCATCTGATTGAAGTCCTAGTCCTGCTACTCCACTAAAGGATAGGGTAGGAGTTCCGTAAATTGCTGTAGTGGTTGTTGGGACATAAGTATTTGCAACAGAGCCAAACTCAACCATTGCACCCCATAAATAAACACCTGAAGTACCATCTCCTGTATAACTGTTTGTTGTGCCATTATCAAGAAAAACTATTGGTCTGCAAACTGTTCCTGTTGATACTGCTGTAATAGAACATCTATACCAACCATTGCCAGCAGAAGTAATTGATGCTGATGTTACGCCACTTCCAGTTGATACAACCGTTCCTGTTGATACATTGAATATTGTATTTCCGCCAAGAAATCCATTAGAACCATCTCCAGCAAATTGAATTCTATTTAATCCTGCTGGTTTTGCATAAATAGAAACTGTGTATGTTGTTCCTGAAATTAAAATCGCATAACCAGTAGGAGTTTGATATAAATAATGAAAGCTATTAGATGTATTATTTACAAGAGTGCTAGCAGTTGATGAGCCATCAGGTGCAGTTGTAGAATTTGCAGTAACAGAAGAATTTGAAACAGACCAATAAGTTGTATTAGAAAAACCTTGTGAATTGCTTAATAAATTCTCACCAGTACCTTTTAATACTTCTGTCTGTCCTGTAATAGTAGTAAATGTACCAGTATTGGGGGTTGTTGCGCCAATGGAGCCATTTAATGCACCACCTGAACTATTTACTGCTAAAGCTGTCAAAGAGCCTGTGCTTGGCGTGTATTGCAGATTGGTAGAGCTTGTATATTCAGTCGTTGCTGTTCCACTTGTAACCCTTGCAAACAATGGATAATACGCAGTAGCAGAACTTGTATCGTCTGTAATCGTAACCCCAGTTGCAGGAGCAGCAGCCCATGTTGGTAATCCGCTGGATAAAGTTAGGATATAGCCGTTTGTGCTAGGGGCGAGGAAAGTCGTTGTATTTACGGCAGATTGATAAGGCAAGTATCCGGCTAGGCCGCCAGCTAAATTTGTTGAGGTTGTCGCTGATGTTGCGCTTGTTGCTGTCGCTGCGTTACCGCCAATCGAAAGACTAGAAGCAGTGCCTGTAAGTCCAGTTCCTGAACCACTAAAGCTACTAGCCGTTAAAGCTCCTGTAGATGGATTATAAGTATATTTAGTAGAGCTAGTATATTCGGTGCTAGTAGTTCCCGATGTAACACGAGCGTACAAAGGGTAATAATTTGATGCAGAGCTTGTATCGTCTGAGATTGTGATTGAAGCAGTAGGCGTTGCCCAACTTGGGGCAGAAGTGCCGTTTGATGTTAAAAATTGTCCTGTTGTTCCGTTAGCAATAAAAGCAGTAGTTCCTGATGCAGTTTGATAAGGAATCTGACTAGCTGCGCCACCCGCTAGATTTGTAGCGGTTGTAGCTGTTGTAGCAGAACCTACTGAAAGAGTGGATTGAGCAACATATTGCGGTGCAGAAGCACCAGCAGTTAATACGTAGTTTGTTGTGCCTAAAGCTAGGCTTGTCGTAGTGCTTGCAGCAGATTGATATAAAAGAGAGCCTGTTGCCCCGCCAGCAACGTTAGTTGCCGTTGTAGCACTAGCTACTGCACCGCTTACTATTGAACCTAGAATTGATGTGATCCAAGAAGGGTTTGAGTAGCTTCCTGTTGTATATACGCCATTGGTAACTGTTCCAGCATTACCTGTGACATTGATGCCCCATGTGCCATTTGCGCCTGATCCTGTCGTGCTAGGTGCGCCTACAGTATTGTAAGAAATAGTCTGAGCGACTGAGCCGTTGTAAGTCGTGCCTGATGCTGCCCCTGAGCCTGAGTTATTGAATGTAATGCTATTCGTTACAGAGCCTGCGCTTGTAGCAGTTGCAGCGTTACCGCCAATGCTTAATCCTGATGCTGTTCCTGTAAGCCCGCTACCTGATCCACTAAAAGAAGAAGTAGCAGTAATAGTAGTACCAGTAATTGCGGAAGCAATAGAACCGCCAATAGTAGTGCCATTGATTGATCCTCCTGTAATGCTTACATTATTAGCGTTTTGCGTTGACATTGTGCCAAGACCGCTAACCTGACTATTTGTAATAGAAATAGAGGTATTTGTAACGCTTGTGACTTGACCTTGTGCATTGGTCGTAAATACAGGAACAGAGCTTGCAGAGCCATAAGTGCCTGCTGTGCCAATATTTGTGATACTGAATGTATATCCAGTAAGGGTTAACCCTGTTCCTGCGGTATAGGTCGCATTATTACTAAATTGTGTAAAAGTAATAGGAGTTGTGCCTAAAGTACCACCTGGCTGATTCGTGCAAACCCAAGCTGATCCAGCCCAAGTCGTTCCTTCTTCTACAAATAAAAATGCAGATAAATAGTCATTGTAAGTATTGGCATCAGAAGCATAGCTCCAAGCACCGCTAGAAGCGATATAAATGCCGTTTTGAGCCGTGTTTGACTGATTCTTGACCAAGACCCTTGCACCGATAGGAACGCTGACTCCATCGATTGTTTGAAGCCCTGACAGCGTAATATTTCCTGTCGTTGTCACTAAAGCGGGGGCTTTAAAGCTCAATCCTGAAGCGACTGCATCTACATAGGCTTTATTAGCGATGTCGTTAGACCCTGTAGGGATGCTAAGAACCGAGCCTGTTGTAGCCGTTATATTGGTAAAAACGCCTGTAGAAGGGCTATTTGCACCAATAGTAGTGCTATTAATCGTACTATTGGTAATTGTTAACCCTGATTGAGCAGGATTAATTGTTGCAAAAAATGGCTGACCTTGACCAATAAACGTATTGAACGAATTATCAAGATTAAATAATGCCTGAACAGGCAGTATGTTCTGATCCTGCGTTAAAGCTGGCCCATTAGCCATAATCTACCCTTAATAGGCGATACAGTTAACTAGAACTACATCTCCAGCAGACATATTAGCAGCAGCACCTGTTGTAACAGAGTAGCTAGTAAATGTGACTGAGGTTGCTGTGCTTCCCGTCAGTTGCAAAAATACAGCATTACCGCTTGTTACATCAGCAGCAAAACCTAACCAACCATTAGGGGCTGTAGGAAGATTGATTGTTCCATTAGCTGCGCCACCTGTGCCAACTACAATTTTAAATACAAAAGTGCTAGATGCGGTAATTGTTGGGTTTGTGCCAAAACCACTAGAAATGGTAGGAAGGGTAGTAGAAGCGACTAAATTATTGCCAATAGACAAGCTACTTGCATTATATGGGGCATATAGGGAATTTCCTGCTTGACCAAAAAGACCCAAGCAGTTGCCATTGGCATCATATTCAGCTTGAAGTGGTAATAAATTGATAACTGAACTGCTTGCAACGCCTGGGTTTGCCATAATTTTTCCTTAGTTCTGATCTACCATAGGTAATACATACAA